AAAATCCCGTTAAATGAAACGGTTAAACCCAGAAACTAATGCTCCCTTTCGAGCGGGAGACCTTCGAGCTGATGGTTTTATCTTTAGGACTTATGAAAAACAAAAATTACAAGAAAACGGATTTTATAAAGAGAGTTGGCTTTCCCCCGAGGCGTACACACGTTTTCGAATAAAAAGTCAGCAAGCTATACAAGAATGCAATAAGAAAAAGCAACAAGAAAGATTAAAGTTAATTGCTGATTATAAAGTCAAAAAGGGTTGCGAGCGCTGCGGTTATAACGAACATTCATGCGCTTTAGATTTTGCGCACAAAGACCCTAAAACTAAAAAATTTACAGTATCAAAAATTCTGACACGGAATCTAGAAACACTTCAGAGAGAAATTGACAAATGTAGGATCCTATGTTCGAATTGCCACAGACTTGAAACACACGGAGTGATTTCTTTTGACTGAAGATCCCGCTGTAACGCCGTCTTATTACAAAAAGGGCGCTCTTGAGTGTTATGAAGTAATACGTGCTTCTATGGGCGATATTAAATATCAAGGTTTTCTCTGGGGTAATGTCCAAAAATATTTATGGCGCTGGGAACAAAAAAACGGAAAACAAGATCTGGAGAAAGCTGTAGAGTATTTGTCTAAACTAATAGAAACACTCGATTGACATGGACGTTAGAGCATTTGGAGGTTCCTTTTATCCTTTTTCGGCTGCGTTACCTTATACGAGTGGATTGCTTGTAAGCGCTAGCGGACAGTCAACAAACTTCCCTGCGTGTCGTGCAGTCTATATCGATGACGGTAACAGTAACCAAAACCTGCAAGTAATTTTTACTGACGGACCCAAAACTCCTATAACTCTTCAAAAAGTAACTCCTAACGCGCTTCTGCCGATTTCGATTACGACGATCAGCGGAGCTCAAACGACTACTGGCAGTGTCCTAATTCTTTACTGATGGCTGACATTGCAAAAAAACGAGACCCTGAAAAATGGGCTCAGGCCAAAGCTAGAGCTCGCAAAAAGCTCGGCGGTCACAGTGCTCGAGCAATGCAGCTCGCGACTAAATATTATAAAGAAATGGGCGGTCGCTACGAAGGTAAAAAATCTTCGGAAAATCGACTCAGCAAATGGTCTAAAGAGGACTGGCAGACCCGTGAAGAGTACGAAAAATCAAAAGACTGATGCTAACCGAATCTAAACCCTTACAACCAAAGATTTTTCTCGAGAAAAAGCTAACGGCTGTGTCCGATAGCTGCCCCGCAGCCACTGTGGACATCGAAGAAAACGTAAAAAACCGAAACTGGACTATTGAAAAGTTTAAATACGGGCCTTTAAATCCCGATTTTCCCGATCCAGGGTTTTGGGAGGAGAAAGCGGATCTTTGGAACACTGATTTAGAGCACGCAATGAGCGCTCGCTGCGGAAATTGCGCTGCTTTTGATCAATCGCAAAAGATTTTGAGCTGCGTTATTGAAGGGATTAACGAAAAACAAGCTGCAGATCCCGCAGACGTATTAGATCTGGCTGATTTGGGTTACTGCCAGCTTTTTAAATTCAAATGCGCAGCCAAACGGACTTGTGACGCGTGGCTTCATGGAGGTCCAATCACCTGATGGCTGATTTAGCTCGCGAAAAAGGACGTACTGAGCGTTATTTACCTCGTGCGGCTTGGGCTCAAATGTCCCCTGAAGAACGTCGTGCGACTGATGAGAAGAAAAAACAAGCTACGGCGGGTAACAAACCTGTAAATACTCAGGTTCCTAACACCGAAAAAGCTAAAGAAGCACGTCGCCGCGCAAGCAAGTATCTTAGTAATAAGGAAAAATAAATTTATGGATTACTTCGCCCGGAGTTCCAGTTATTTCACCAACGCTTTAAACGCGCAGGAACGCGCTGCCCGGGCTCAGACTCAAGCTCAGCGCCCTGACATGGAGTCTGATCAATATACTTCTCAGCTTGATCAATTAGCAAGTCAGGGTCCGATCCCTCCGCAGTATGGTTTTTACGGTGTGGAGGATGAGGGTGAGAACCACACCGGTACGGAACCTTTAGACATCAAGGAAGATCTTCTGAATCGGGCGAAGGCCAAAAAGCGGGAAACAAACGGATCTTTAAGGCTTTTGGCTGGCGGCGGTATTTTCCAAGGAAGGGGTTAATATACTGTCAGCTTTTTTAGCTGGCATGTTCTTCGACTGTTTTATGTATTTCGACGAAGCGGAGCTTTTGGAGCTTCGTATCGAGATGCTGAAGGATATTGTAGATGGTTTTATTGTCACAGACGCAGACCGTACGTTTAAAGGCGATAAAAAAGACTTTACTTGTTTAGAGACCATTCGAAAACTGGGTCTTCCGGAGGAGAAAATCCAAGTCCTCCATGTTGAGCTCCCTTCTCCAGATGTACATCCGAACCCTTGGGTGCGGGAGTACGCCCAGCGTGATGCCCTCGCTGTGGGTATGCGGATGTGTCCACCAGATTCCGTCTTTTTCTTTAGCGATGTTGATGAAATCCCCAAACCAGAAGCTCTCCTTCAAGCTGTAGAGCTAGCTAAAGAAAATCCTGATCGTTGTGTTCGGCTTTCGATGCCCATGTTTTATGGACGGGGAGATCTCCGTGTGGTTGACCCTCAAGGCGATCCGACAAAACCGCCTACTAATTGGACCTGCGGCACAGTTGTGCTCTTTGATCAGTTGAATGAGACCCCTTCACAAATCCGCATGAAGGATAACGGTCTCGTTTTTGGTGACTGTGACGCCGGTTGGCATTTTTCGTGGATGGGCGATTCTGCGCGAATGAAGCGGAAACTGACTTCTTTCTCGCATTGTTATGACGTGATACCTAACGCCCACGCTCCTGCAAATAGTCAGGAAATGTTGGACTTCTTGGATGCTTATAAAGCCAAAGCGGGCAGTACCGATCCTTTAGGACGGTGTGATCACATTCTGCAGGAGTACCCTCATGAGCTATTACCGAAAGAGTTGTTTAAACTGGAAAGAGTAAAGCAGTACCTCCTTCCCGATCATGTCTGACAAAATGCCTGCCGCCCTCCGAGAGCATTTTGAGAAAAAGGAGGATGCTAAGGAGGGTAAAGAGGACGGCGATAAGATGAAGAAGCGGGGTGAAGCTCTCCGCAAAGCTAAAAAAGCTAAAGCCAAGCGTGAAGCTGAAAAAGCAGCCAAGCGCTGACTTTTTTTAAAAAACTGGGGTTCTAATGGCGGACACACTCGGCGTTAAACAACGCTTCAATGAAATCTTAGAGGCCGCCCGCAACCAAACTAAGGGTAACCAGGCGGCCACTATGGTCGTCCTGAGTCATCTGCAGCAAATGACGCTGCTGATGATTAAAAAAGGTTTGTTTTTTTACTGTGAGCAGGACACCTTTCGTGCTCGTGCCAAGTTTTTAAACAGCCTGTTAGAACTCAACAAGATTGATATCCGTTTTCCGTCGATTATTCGTAGTTTTTTGATCGACGGCTGTGGGTTGTTTTACTTTCGACCCGATCCGAAGCTTAAGTATCAGATTTATTTCTTTCCGAAAGATCAATACCGTGTTTATCACGATGTAAACGGCAACCTTAATGAGGTTGTCCTCATTTATAGCTACAACGTTCGTAACTCCTCCCTCGGTCTCCCTGGAGATACCTATGGGATGAACAAAAGGTATGTCCGGATATCGATTACTGAGGAGACAATCGCTGAGTATGAAGCAAATACTGAGCTGAGCTTTGAACTTGAGCCTGGCGCAGTTTTATCCCCTAAGAGTTCCAGACCTAATACCTTAGGTTTCATCCCGGCAGTCGAGGTTTTAAACAAGCCCAACGCCAGCGGGACCGAAGGAGAGGGAGATTTTGATCCCTTCATGGAGCAGATTGTGCTTCATGATCAGATGATGCGCAATATCGCCAAAAACATCGAATTTTTTGGCAATCCGACGCTCATCAGCTCTCGTCCTCGTTCCGATCTGGTGGAGGCTTCTGATGCTGACCGTACTTTCCGTCCGACTATTAGCAGCCAAAGCGGTTTTGGCGGTCGGGATACTCCTTCAACCCGAGTTTCTGAACCTTTTGGCGCTAATTCGTCTATAGGCGGTCTTCGCGTTCCTCGGATCATTGCAAACGTTGAGCCGAGCGACCGTGTGGGCTACATGTCGCCCGATCCGATTAACGGCGACATGAATCGTTACGCCTTATTGTTGCGCGAAGAGATTCGCACTGCGTTAGGAGGTGTTGACGAGATTTCAGTGTCTGCCGGTGCAACGGCAACTGAGATTAAAGGTTTGATGGGTCGTGCTCAGGCCACGGCTTTACGGAAAAACAAAAGTTTCCTGACCTACGGCTTCTGCCGTTTGCTCGAGATGATTATTTATCATCAAGAGCAGGTTTTCCGTGAGAGCTTTATTGCCGTTACTGGTTTAAAAGCTCCCAAGCCTCCGGAAGAGAAGAATGTCGACACAGAGCGCGAGTATTCGGCTGCTCTAAACAAGTTTGAATCCACAGTAACTGTTGCGATTCAAGATGCATTAAACGCAAACAATCTTCCCCCGGGTGTATACGGTCTACCGCCTGATGGTGATCGTCAAGTTTCTTATCGATTCCAAGGCGATGTTTATGAAGACACCGCTTACGACATAAACCAAAAATCTATCGTCGTCAGAAACCTTCAAGAGCTTGGCGTAGACAGCGTGGAAGCTCTGAAGTATCTTTTTCCCGATAAAACGGATGCAGAACGAGCCGAAATGTTGAAGGGATTCCCCTTCAGAATGGTTCAACAAACACAGAGCGCGTTTCAACAATTTTTAGTATTATTAACTCAGATGTTGCAAACGCCGCATCCTTTATCACCGGATCAGCCCCTCGGGGCCGACCCACGTTTAAACCTAACGCCCCTGTTATACAGGACGTTTGACCACCTTGCGCAAGAACTGACTTACTCGGGCAGCTATGAGCCAGCAGATCCCAGCTTCGACCCCGAGCCCGGTCTCCCCGGCGGTAGCAGCCCCTCAGGCGGCGCCCTCGGATCAGGGCTCAACCGCCTACCCGCAATGGGTAGCCTCTACCCAGGGGGTGCCTTCGGCAGTTACAGCCCAAGCGCCGTCGCCGGCAACACTCCCTTCGGCCCCTTCTACCAACAACCAGTCCAGCCAGTATCCGTTAACGTCGTCCCCGTCGAATCCGTGGGAGGCGGCAATGAGCAGCCTGGAACGGGTGGTGTCCCGTATCTCCCCGTCCCCCAGCCAGGAAGCACAGTATCCGCAGTACCAGACGGCGCCGCTGGATACTCAACAACTCAGTCAGAATTTACAGGCCCAACCCTGGCAGTCCCAAGCCCCTACGGCTCCGCTGACCTTATCCAACAACGGGTATACAACCCAGACTTCTTATCCGACTTCTACGGAGCAACAGCAGCAAGCGCCCGCCCTCAGCGCGGAAAGCGCCGCCGTAGTTAACCATTTCGGTATTGAAGCCCCTGCGGTTCTCAACCAGTACGCCACCACGCTGGAAGATGCTCTGATCCAACAGGATCAAGCTCTGAACAACGTGGCCAGCCGTGCGCAGGCCATGGAACTCATCCTGACTGATCCCGATCAGCTGGCTGATTACACCAACCGCTTCTTTACCGAAGTGTACCCCGTGGACATCGACACCCCCGCCCAGCCTGAGACTGTTTATCAGCCTCAGTACGATCAAATGCCTGCTGTGCCCGCCGCTTCTAGCGCTGCCGGTCGCCGCGTGGACCCCAACACCCAGTGGGAAGGCTTCAGCCAGACCATGAACCAGGCTCCTGATCAAGCTTGGCGTTATCTGTCTCAGATGTCGCCCGAAGCTATCCGCAGCAAACTGCTGTTCATGGATGCCGGCTGATTTTCAGCTCACTGAACAAAGGAGCCTCATCTTGAGGCTCTTTTTTTGTCTAAAATTTAAAAAAAGCTTCTGTCATGCCTTTTAAAAGTGACGCACAACGTCGCAAATTTTATGCGATGGCTGAACGGGGTGAAATTTCTAAAGAAACCGTTCAGGAATATGAAAAAGAAACTCACGGCGATCTCCCAGAGCGGGTGAAAGCAAAACGCAAGGCTAAGAAGTACACTGAAACTAAGAACAGTCAAAAAAATGCCTAATCCCATCGGTCGTAAGCGCATTCCTTCAGCATCTTCGGAAGTGGATGCGCTTAAAAAAGAGCTTGAAGCCCTGAAGTCTATGTACGTTCAGGATATGGCCAACATCAGCGCCGATATTCAGACCTTGGGCTCGCAAACTCAGACTTCTGAGCCCGCTCCTGAAGGTTGAGAGATTTTTAAAAACTTATACTGGGTATAGCTGAGCCACCACCGTGGTCTATACCCCTCTTTTTAATTACAAATACGACTCAGGCCCTCATCAGATCCAAACCGGACCTGATCATGAGGCTTTTCGTGTTGTAAGTTCGGGAATTGTTGATATCGGAGCGGATTACGGTCGGGTTGTTGCCGGTCCGCCTAACAGCGGTATTTACAGGACGGACGCGTGGAGGGCAGTTCCTCCCGCTGTGTCTGGCTATTGGACAGATTATCAGAATATTGATTATCAGCCCAGTGGCCTCTTCTTAAGTTCTTACGAAGGTTATAGACCGCTGGGTGTTAGCACGATTGCTAACGCCAAAGTTCAAACATCGTATGGCCCTCAGTGGGGCGTTCGTGATACCGGAAAATACACCTACTTCAACGGTGCTGCTCCGTCAAATCAAACTTATAACCCGTACAACACTCCCGACGGGAATACTGCAGCTGAA